GCTTCAGGCTCTCATCGCGGTTCATCGCATCCTTCATCACGAAGGCGGCGAACTCCTGCTGCGGGATGCGCTTCAGGTAGGTCACGATGTTCTGCGAGTTCGGCTCCGTCATGCGACGGGACAGGGCTGCGCAGACGGCATGCTTCAGGGCCGGATCATTCGGCACCTCGGCATTCATCGGGTCGCGGATCAGGGCGTCGATGTCAGGCATCTTGCTGACCACCCGGAGGTAGGCGTGGAAGTCAGCCGCTGCCTTCTTGCCGACCTGCCCCTCCATGGCGAAGGCCATGCAGCGAGGGTCCACGTTGAAGGTGATTATGGTACCGACACGCTCCCACGAACGGGGCGACGGGCAGGCATCCAGATCACGATCAAACTGGTGCAGGAACTCGGGGCGGTGACGCAGGTAGCCACAGATACGCTCATCCACGCCGACTTGGTTGAAGTACGCCAGCGTGTCTTCCAAATCAGCCTCGACCGGGCAGTACAGAAGACGGTCCCGCAAGTGGGTCGGGATGGTGCTGGTCGCCGCCTTGTCGGTGCTGCGGTTGCCCGCCGCAACGATGAAGCAGTTGTTCGGCAGCAAGTGGGGACCGATGCGGTGTTCGTTGGTCAACTGCGCGAAGAGGTTCTGCACTGCGGGTGCAGACTGCGGCAACTCGTCAAGGATCAACAGGGTCGGCTCCTTGCCGTCCGGAAGCCAGTCCGGAATGCTGCGGGACATGCGCCCGGTGTCACCGATGGGGATCGACCACCCGGCCAGTTCGGCAGGGTCGTACTGCGAACCGATCAGGGTGATGGGGCGAAGCCCAAGCTGAGTGCCGATCTGGCGCAGGACGGAGGTCTTGCCCACGCCGGGGCCGGAGGTCCAGTATGGGATGATGTACTGCGCATCACGACCGCGCATACCTTGCTCGTTCAGTGTTATCCCGGCTAGCAACGCTTCGCGGGTGATGGCCGAAGCCTGACTGATCTTCATCGTCTTCCTCTCTCTCTCTGGAAAATAGTTCAATGGAACTTACTGCGGTTCATCCGTCAGCTTGTTGATGACTTGTTCGGTGATGACCCAGTCGCCGTACCGCGATGTGAAGCCGTCACCGTGGATGATCTCGGTTCCCGGCTCTGCAAGTGCGTTCAAGAGACGCGTTGCGAGGTCTTCATGCAGCCCGGTCATGACAAGTGTCTGGGTATTGGTGTCGCTGTTGATCCACAGCGTGATCGTGGTGGTGTTTGCGTCGTACAGTTCCACCTCGATCCGGCTGACGTTCTCAAGGACAAGGGTGTCCGGTTGGTCTTTTTCGGACATTTCTGTCTCCTCTGGCGCATGGTATGGCAGACCATCGGGGTGATGGTCTGCGCAGCGATGCGTCACTGATCGTTGCTCTCTGCCCAGCAGGTGAGTTCATCACCGCACTTGTCAAAGCCATAGCCAAGAAGCATGAAGGCCCCCAGCGTAATCCATAGGGCAAGAAGCCCAAGAATATCCCGGATCATGCTACGCCCCCTTCAATCCCAAGGTCGCCGATCTGGGAAGTTGTCCACACCGTCTCTGCTTGGATGACGTAGCAGTGCCGACCAGTTGCTCGGTGAAAGGCGACTGCCGTTTCCTTGGCCGAAGACAGAGTTCGGATGGGGACGCTGATCTTGTCACCCGTGTCGGTGGCGAACACAAAATAAATCATGCCCGTGCCTCGCACTGCCCGGCTTCGATCAAGGCGGCACAGGTGCGCCCGACGTGACCCTGAAGCTGCCATGCCACACCCGTGTCGATGAGGTGCTGGCAGGCCAAGATGAAGTTCTCCTCGCAGGGTTCTGCGTCCACGAGGTCCCACGCTCCGTCAAGGATCATGGCGGCGTCAAAGGTTGTCATCTGCGTCATGTCAGTACCCCAGTTCTGCGAGAAGTTCGCTGGCATCAGATATCAGCCCCTCGGGGACTGCGCGGGTTCGGATGTTGGATGCGCTGGTTTCGACCGGGCGGTTGGCACGAAGCACGATGCGCAAAAGAGCCTCGCCAAGGCGCTGCTCTGCCTCGGTGCGGGGTGACCCTGCCGGAGCGGGCTGAAGGGCCTCCTGCGCCTTCGTTGATGCCTCTACGGGCATGATGAAGGGTGGGGGTATGCGACGACTGGTAAGGAACATCAGTTCTTTCCTCTGTGCTTGGCCTTGCGTGGCAAAACCTTCTTGCGGTTGGGGATGATCTTCAGGCGCAGCGCGCCAGCAGACTTGAGGTGTGACGCAGGGTCACGCGGTTTCGGGACCAAGGTAGCCTCCTGCATTTGCCCACGCTTCGACGCGCGACACGCTGCGGTAGCAGTCGCTGGGGGCGTAGTTGTAAAAGAACTTGATCAGTCGTTCCATGTTGGCGATGGAAATCTGATCTGCTCGACCGTAGGCACCGAACAGGTCGTTCGAAAGGACGGCGGTCAGGAAGTGGCCCGGCGCGATGCCCTGCAGGATGTAGCGGGCGATGGCACCTTGCAGATTGTGCGGAAGAAGTCCCAGTGCAGGACCCCAATCAGGGAATACTTCACTGTAGGCGGTGACGTACTGCCCTTGGTTCATCAGGGCGATAATGTATCCACGGTCCATGGTGGTTCCTCTCATGAGTTGCGGTGATCACTTGCCCATCCGTTGCAGTGGGCAATCTCGTGCCGCAGGATATCTGCGACTGGCGCGCGGTGCGTCTTGGTGGCCAGATAGATCGTGCAGGCTTCGTCACCCACTTGGGCACACCCTGCCACGTCTTCGCGAACGTCCTGCCGCCCCATGTCGGAACACTGCAACCAGACATCCGGCTTGTTGATCCGGTGAACTATCAGGGCACCGGCATAGGGGTGGTCGTACTGTGCTGGCGGATCAAGCGGCGTCCCGCCACTGGCCTGCCCTGACATCATCAGGAAAAGCGCAGCAAAAGCAGATGCGCGGTTCATTGGTCTCTCCTCTGGCACACAGTGACAGGCCCCTTGCGAGGCCTGCTGCAGTGGGTCAGTTCTTGGGGGTCAGGCGGCTTCCATCACCTTGGCGTCAGCCACGCGGGCCTTCGCTGCGAAGCGCAGGGACGGTGCGCCGGTCTTCAGGACGCGCTTCAGGGCTGCCGGGGTCAGCATCTTGCGCAAGAGGTCCATGTTCACGGACGTCTTTCCGTCGCACTGGCTGATGGTCACGCGGGCGATCTGGCCCTCGATCTCGATCATGCCGTCCACGAAGGACAGGCCCGAAGACAGCATGATTGCCTTCAAGTTCTTTTCCTTCACGGCCAGTTCGGACTGCGCCGCCTTCAGGGCCATGAACGCATCGGCTGCGTTCTGCGCACCGACAAGCATCGCTGCGGTCATCGCCTTGGTCTGTTTTGCCATCATTCTCTCCTCTTCTGGCACATGCACCTGCATGGGATGCCACCCCTCATGGGGTGGTCACCGATACACGGCGCGACCTTGTTTCAGGTCAAGCTATTCGCTGGCGTTGCTCCGGATCAGGGCATGTCAGGCCCACTGCAGACCTTCTTCCTCCATGGCTGCCTTCATTCTGTCCAGCGGGATGCCGGGCAGTTCCCGAATGAAGCATTCGGGTTCGTGGTAGACCGAACGGAAGGCCACATCGACGCCACGCGCTTTCGCGGCTTCGACAAAGACGGCAGCGTCACAGTCTTCTTCAAGGTAGAAGATCACGTCAAAGCCGGGCTGCCCGCAGTACGAATACCCGGACAGCTTGGCCAGACTGGCACCGACACCCAGAAAGGTCTTCAGCGGGACTTCCAGCCAGCCATGGCCGGGGTCCTGATGGTAGTTCACGGTCAGTTGTTTCATGTGTTCTCCTCTCACCATATTGCGTGGTCCTGCCACGTCCACTGACTGGGCGTGACGGGGTCGATGTCAGCGGCAAAGATGACCGTATCGCGGGCGGGGTCGATGTCGCCCCACATGCGATGGTCGTGCCACTTATGGATGAAGTCAGGCTTGCCCCAGACCTTCTGGGCGCGGACGAAAGCGTCGTCCTTGAAGCCGACGAAATGGACATGGCCCATGGTCGTCTCCTCTCTTGGAATGTGTACCCCCGGCAGGTGTCGAACCTGCGCGCCCCGTTCTCACGCACGGGGCTGACCCTCTCGGGGGCCGGGATCATCACCGTGAGGCTTCCTGATCCCTTGGATGGCAGCGAACAAAAGTTCACTTGCACTTTTCAGGATCATGCATGCCCGCCTATGGGCGGCAGGGCTTCCTCGCCTTCCCCCTCCACGCTGCAGGCGCTTCGACAGGGTCGGGTCCAGTGTACCCATGCGTCCATGGGGTTTCCCGGCGATCAACCGGGTGCATGATCCAGAGAAAAGCAAGAGATGGGCAGCCCCCGAAGGGGCCACCCGTTGATGGTCAGGCGACTTCCATCTTGTCCATGACCTCACCGAACTCGGCGTTCTGGGCCGCGATCTTCGCTTCGGCCATCGCGGCGGCATCCTGCGAAGCGGCGCGGGCCGCCTTCAGTTCCCGGACGATGTTTTCGAAGCGTTCGAAGTCGGCTTCAACGAAGTCGGTGGGCTTGAACACGCCCTGCACCCGTTCACCCGCCTCATTCTTGCGCGTGGTGAAGCGACCGACCAACTTCTCGGCCAAGGCGCGCAGGCTGTCCTTTTCGTCTTCGCCCGACACCCGCTTGGCCAACTGGTTCTCGCTCTTGACGTTTTCGCTCGCCAAGATGTCGGCGACCAAGGACGGGGTGGCCTGCGTCGGGATGTTGAACTCGCGCAGCGCACCGACCGAGTTTTCAAGGTATCGCTTGGCGGTAGCCTCTTTCAGACCGGCGTTTTCCAGAAGGCCCTTGCGGACCTGATTGGAAACGGCGCGCGGCAGGTTGCCCTTGATCAGCTTGTTGCTGGCCAGCGCGGCAATCAGGACCGAGTAGGCAGCGACCTTGCGTTCGTTCGCAGCTTCGCTGTTCTCTTTGGCCGTGCCCTTGAATGCGGTGATGGACTTCTCGGCGGCGTTGATCTCGGCGAAGACGTTCAGGTCGATGGTCGGGGCTTGGTTGGTCATGGAAAGTTCCTTTCAAAGTGAAGCACTTGTTTCCGGCTGCGGCTTCTGAGCATGGTGATGCAGGCCCCGTGGGGTCTGCACTGCGATGGTCAGGCGGCGTGGATGGTGACGGCTTCTCTCAAGGCCAGATCACGGACCCAGATGACCGGCACCCCGGTCATGTCGGCGACGGTCTCACACAGGCCTTTGGCCCGGTTCAGGAACATGTCGGACATGCACCCATCGGGCTGTTCAAGCCACTGCGCGAAGTTTTGCGCGGCTGCATCACACAGACTGGAGGGGTCAAGCATCACAGATAATCCTTCATGAAGGTTGCAAGGGCAGCGCAGGCAAGCAGCGCGAACAGGATGATCCAGCCGGGCGCATCGAAGGGCGCGGCGGTCATGGCAGGATGAAACGTCATTTTCTCTCTCCTCTGGTCACCAGTGATGCAGCATCTCTGCTGCACTTCTTGTGATCAGTACGGCGTCAGACGAAAGTTCGCCGCTTTTATGGCAGCCGTCTGGTCAGCGAAGGCGTGGACCCAAGTTGCACCGGGGGCGATCTCGATACCGGCCCAGACGTCATCGACTTTGCCGCTTGCGAAGGTCATCTCGACTTTCACGACATACATGGCGCGGTCACCGATGGTGCCGACATGCAGGACGCGGGGCAGGCCTTCCGGGGCATTCACGCGCACCCCAAGCTTGGCGAGACGCTGCACGGCTTCGGTGGTGATGGTGCCGTAGCCCATGCCTGCGTGGTTCATGGTCAGGTTCATTGGTTCCTCCTCTGGTCACTGGTGACAGGCCCCGGAGGGCCTGCTGCAAGGGATCAGAACGCTTCCGCCATCACGCTGCCCCTCTGCTCTGCAAGCAGGAGGACAACCTCGTGGCAATTCTGGATGGCGGTGGCCTTGTTTTCGGCACCTTCGATGTAGTCGGCGATGTCTTCGTCCGACCAGCACTCGACAAGGTAGTCCCAGCCATCTTTGTTGTAGTACCGCATGGCATGCGCCCGCACGGCGTCGATCAGGTATTGTTCGGCCATTTCAGTCTCTCCTCTGCTGCATGGGATGCCACCCCCGTGAGGGTGGTCACCGATACATCAGTCTGGCCGACTGGCTGCATGGGCATCATAGCCGCAGTCCCGCAGCGCCTTGGCATAGGCACGGGCACCCACTTCATGGATGTCCATCGACTGACCATGATATTTGCCGGGCGACCACACTTGCCACCCTTTTTTCCAGTGCTTGTCGCCGACACCCATGGCCTTCATCTGCTTGACAAGGGGGCTGCGACCGTCCGGGATTTCCACCCAAGCGAAGCCACAGTAAGCGCCTTCGCCACGCTGGGAAAGGGCGATATCCTGCGCCGAAGAAGCGGCGGCTTGGGCATTGTTGATCACGTCACGAAGGTCCATTTTTCTCTCCTCTGAACTTGTGGATACGGCCCGTAGGCCGCACTGCAGAAGGTCAGATCAGAAACACTGCACCCAAGAGGGCGACAAGAAGAAGCATGGTGATCATGGTGTTTTCCTTTGGTTGACTGTCTGAAGCTATGAATGCAGCCCGTAGGCTGCACAGCAAAGGTTCAGGCCCAAACCCAGACAAGGTTGGTTGCCACGGCCATCACGGTGGCATGCGGTGCCATCTCTGGCCAGATCAGCGCCATGGTGGAAGAGGTGACGCAGCCAATGGTGATGAAAACCTTGACGCCTTCCCGCTTTCCCACATGGATGCGGTGTATCTGCATTGCGCTACTCCTCGATCAGGAAGTTGAACAGGACAACCAGCCCCAAGACACCACCAATCATGGCATAGAAGCCGTGACCCTCGATGAACAGGACCGAGCAGTAGGCGGCGTGAACAACGGTCTCGCTCTTGTGCGAAACCTTCGCCAGCTTTTCGTGCTGTGCGACGTATTGGTGAATACGCTTCATTCTTTCCCTCCTTGATTGAACCACCAGAACAGGCGGCTCTCTCTTGCCGCCTGCTCAAATTGTTCAATTGCACTAAACCGCGCCGCCACACAGCGACACGGTGAGTGCATCATTCTTTTCGGGGTTGGTCTGGCGTGTCTCTCTGGTCCTGCATGTGTCTCACGACAGGCGCAGCCATATCCTGATCACAGCCAGTCCATTGCCCCTTGATGTGAGGGTTGCCGTTAGGTTTCCTCCGAGGAGCGTCTCACCCTACCGCATCTCTGCTCGGGCTGGGGCCATGATGACCGGGTGTCCCTGAAAGGCTGGACGGTGGGCGAGACAAAGAGCGCGGGGGCAAGGCCCCCTGCCGAACCCTAGAACGTCTGGGCCGGTCCGATATGTATGGGCCTTTGTCTGATACCTTGTCAAGGGGGTTCCAAGCCACCTTTCTTCTGTCTGAGACGATTATTCCCTTAACGGGCCTTAATGTGTCTTTCATGTCACAGTCTGGGACCGCGACCCGAGTGAAGCGACGGCCTGTCTCGACAAGTTCAATGGCACTTATCTGCCTTGTGGTGTACGATCAGGTCCACATCCTGCCATGGTGGCAGTGCAGCGAAGGGTGGGCACGATGGACAAGACAGAGACACCGAAGCGCAAGGGTGGCAGGCCCTTTGGGTCCAAGGGTCAGGTCAGTCTGAGACTGGTACCAAAGACTGGCATGCAGCCTGCCATTGCGGCCAAGGTGAAGTCTGGTCTTGGTGAGGCGATCAGTGGGTCTGCCAAGCTTGGTGAGTGGTCTGATTCTCTGTCTGATCATGACGCATCCAGCCCTCGTCGGTCTGGTGCTGTGTCTGATACCACCGCGCCCGGACCCGAGAAGGCAAGGCCTTCGACTAACACCGGGTTGCCTAAGAACAGTAAGGGAGTGAAGACGAAAGAAAGATCAGGGATCATCCCTCATCTTGGTATCACGACCAAACAAGAAGCTTTCTGTCAGGCAGTCACAAGTGGCAAGTCATTGGCAGATGCGTATCGGTCAGCCTACGTCACTGACAACATGACAGATAACACCCTCCATCATCTGGCCTGTCGGCTATTCGCTGACCCAAAGATCAGGGGACGCCTCCAGTCTATCAACGTGGAGATGGAAGGGAACCGGCGCATGATGGCCGCTTCTGACGTCGCTTTGGGCCTCCGTGTGCTGCGTGAACTGGCCGAAAGTGCAGACAGTGACGCTGCCCGTATCCGTGCTGCCGAACTACTGGCTAAGGTGGGAGGTGCCTTTGTCGAACAGGTTGATATCACTGACAAAAGGGACAGATCACCCGAAGAGATCGAGACTGCGATTAAGGCCAAGCTTGCACGTCTGGGTCTGGCGTCCTGATCACCGTCTGACACACCATCGACACACCACATCTTGTGCCCTGACCGTCATGGTTGGGGCACAGTCATGCTAACCCATTGGTATCATGTGATATCAGACAGGACATAATGTGGGTTATGCGCCTTCTTCTACCTGAGGTAGCAGAGCATGGCGTTGCGCCTCGGCCTGTCACCTCCGGGAAAACACCCCCCTCCCCCTCGGTTATCCATGCGATGCCACCGTACAGGCGTCAGGAGGTCCGCCAGATGGCCGTTGTGGGTGTATCGGCTAGGGTACCCGCCTAGAACAGGCAAGGCCACTGTACGGCCTGATTTGACGGCCTAGCGCACGGGGTCGATCTGGAGGTGCATCCCCGGTACCCCACGGGGGGGGTATGCCCCCCTATGAGCGGCCCCCTCCCCATGAGCCAGTATACTATTCCCCACGTTCTCTCACCATATATTTTGACTAAAATACCTAAAAATCCCACTATATGACCCTCTTTACAACCTTTAGTCGAGTACACCCTCCTAGAGTACACAACTATAGGGTGTATTCTGTCTGATACTGTACCTGTTTGTGCCTGAAATCCGTGTGAAGATGATATGGTCAGCTTCTTTCCACCCTCACCGACGAAAAGTTCTATCGAACCTTTCCTCGCCGACGCTGGAAAGAACCCGACACAGCGATGGTTTTGCCAATGGTGTCTGTTCTTGGCCTTTTGCTGCCATTGGTGTAGTCTTCCTGCAGAAAATCCATCGTTGGAGAGATGAAATGGCACAATCGGGGATCATGCAGAGGCTTGCTGGTGGTGGAGGGTCTTCTCAGGCTGCTCCTGTGCAGAGGGCACCGATGAGTTCACCCTTGCAGGGGCTGAAGTCGTTCCTGATGGGGGACAAGGGATGGCAGCCGGGTCAGGGGACGTCGTTTGCGCAGCATGCACAGATGCAGGCAGCCCCTCAGGCGCAGGCTCCGGACATGGCGGCACTGGCAAAGATCATCCGGGAAGGAACGCCGGAGCAGAAGGCAGCCGCGATGACCCAACTCAGGGCAGCGACGGGCAGTGTCGGGATGGCGATGGGGGGTCCTGTCGCAGGCAAGGACATGGGACAGCCTGCCGGTGGTGGAATGCCCATGGGTCCCGAGAGCATGAGTGGGATCATGGGATTGATGAAGGGTGGTCAGGGCGGTGGGATGAGTGGTCTGATGTCTCTGCTCCAGAAGCGGGGTGGAGGTATGCCGGTGAACTTCGGTAGTCACACGGGTCCCGTGATGCAGAAGCCCGGAGGTGGCATGGGAATTCCGACCAACATGGGTCCGGGAAGTGGTCTCGCCCCCGTAGGATACCCGATGCAGCCGGGAAGGATGCCGTATCGGTGATCAGCCGGTATAAGGCACCCGCGCGGTAAGGATTACTGACTACGCGCGCACTAACGTTACTCATATCCGTAATACCCTTATCCGTATAAAGACACCCTAATGGGTGTCTTATTATACATACTTGTTCTTTCTTTCTTACTTCCTTTCTTCTTCTTCTTCTTCTTACGGATAATCCGTATACGGATAAGATATAAAAAAAAGACATACACCTCTTAGTATAACACAGGAGTCTCTTCTAGTAGTACCCTCTTAGTATAACATGAATAGTCTTCTGTAGTACAAGAGTAGTAAGTAAGAGTAGTAAGTAAGAGAAGTAAGTAAGACGCGCGCGAGGCGTATACGTGCGCGCACACGCGAGGGCAGCAAAAAACACTTGTTGCGGAGATGGAACCATGGCAGAAAAAGGATGCGTCCACATGGACTGCGACCTCCCTCAACTGACCTGACGTTCCAGTAGCGTCAGGTCTTCTTACAGGTAGAGATGCTCAAGAACTTCGACATCATGAGAGCATTGAAGACCATGCCCTCACATGAGCGTGAACAGCTTCTCAAGGACCTTGAGGCTCTCGATGACGCGAGGACACGCAAAGAAGCGCAATTGAACTTCTTGCCGTTCGTGAAGGCGATGTGGCCTGCCTTCATCGAAGGACGCCATCACAAGATCATGGCAGAAGCCCTCGATGATGTCGCTTCAGGCAAACTCAAGCGTCTGATCATCAACCTCGGACCACGCCACACGAAGAGTGAATTTGGCAGTTTCCTGTTCCCGGCATGGTTCATGGGCAGATTTCCGGACAAGAAGATTATCCAAGCCTCCAACACCGGAGAACTGGCAGTCGGCTTTGGTCGAAAGGTCAAGAACCTCATCGACACCGAAGACTACCAGAACATCTTCCCCGGAACCAAGCTTGCCGCTGACGCAAAGGCAGCGGGACGGTGGGCGACGACCAAGCGAGGTGAGTACTTCGCCATCGGTGTCGGCGGTACTGTCACCGGCAAGGGCGCAGACGTCCTTGTGATTGACGACCCTCACTCCGAACAACAGGCAAAACTGGCAGAGAGCAATCCGGAAATCTACGACGGTGTTTATGACTGGTACACCTCCGGCCCCCGTCAACGTCTTCAGCCCGGTGGTGCCATAATCGTCATCATGTGCATGACCGGAGACACCGACGTCCTCATGGGCAACGGCATCACCCGGAAGTTGCGCGATGTTCGAAAGGGTGATCTTGTCGCCACCTACGAGGATGGCCGCATCACCACGGCCAAGGTCACAAACTGGCAGTCAAACGGCGTTGACGCAGTATTGAAAGTTCAAACGCAATCTGGCAGGATCATCCGCGCAAACGCGAGGCACCCGTTCCTCGTGGACCGAGATGGAGCCATATCATGGGTGAGACTGTCGGAACTGCAACCGGGCATGGAACTTGTCTCACTGAAGGGTGTGGGCGACCAACCAAGGCAAAGTTCAAGCCCGGACTATGCGGAGCCTGTCAGGCAAGGGCATCCTACCACCGCAAACACCCAGACGCCCCATACCGGGAACTCGGCTTCCACGGAAAGTGGAGAGGGCAGGGATGCGCTTGCGGAAATCCTGTCCATGCTAAGGGTCTGTGCAGGGTCTGCTACCAGCGACAGTACACGCCTCCAGCCGAAACGCCGGAAAAGCGCCGGGGTCGCCGCATCAAGAACCGCTACGGCATCACCCTTGAGCAGTATCAGGCCATGGTCGTGGAGCGTGGTGGACGGTGTGATGTCTGTGGCGAACTACCTTCTCGGCAGAACACCCGTGCCCATTGGGGTGGCAAACTGTGCATTGATCACGACCATGAGACCGGAAAGGTCAGAGGGCTTCTCTGCAACGACTGCAACCTTGCAGTCGGGTACGGCAGAACGGCAGGCAACCTCATCCGTGCGGCTGGATACCTGCAGCGTCACGCTGGACCCGATCCTCTCGATCCAGCCTGATGGCGAGGAGGAGGTCTTCGACGTCGAGATCGACCGGACGGAGAACTTCATCGCCAACGGCGTCGTCAGCCACAACACCCGCTGGTCCAAGCGCGACCTGACAGGGCAGATCATCAAGCGATCCACCCAGAGAATTGGCAGTGATGAATGGACGGTGATAGAACTTCCCGCCATCATGCCATCAGGACTGCCGCTCTGGCCCGAGTTCTGGTCTCTCGAAGAACTGATGGCGACAAAGGTCGAGATCGGGATTTCGAAGTGGAACTCCCAGTACATGCAGACCCCCACCGCCGACGAGGGTGCCCTCATCAAGCGTGACTGGTGGAAGCAATGGCAGAAGGTTGATCCCCCGAAGTGCGAAGCAGTGATCCAGTCATGGGACACCGCCTTCGAGAAAACACAAAGGGCAGACTACTCTGCCTGCACCACATGGGGGGTGTTCTACTGGCCTGACGATGAAGGCAAGAGCAGGCCGAACGTTATCCTTCTGGATGCTTACAGGGCAAAGCTTGAGTTCCCCGAACTGAAAAAGAAGGCACAGGAGAAGTACCGGGAGTTCGAGCCAGACCAGCTTATCATTGAGAAGAAGGCATCTGGTGCCCCGCTGATCTACGAACTTCAAGCTATGGGATTGCCTGTGACGGCCTTCACTCCGACCCGTGGCAACGACAAGATCGCCCGTGTCAACGCCGTCTCCGACTTGTTCTCTTCCGGTGTGATCTGGTACCCGGACAAGTTGTGGGCAGACGAGGTCATCGAAGAATGTGCCTCATTCCCCGCAGGTGACCATGATGACTTTGTGGACAGCGTCAGTATGGCCCTCATACGCTTCAGGCAGGGTGGATGGATCAGGATAGACAGTGATGAAGAAGACGACAAAGACCGGGATCATGCACCTGTCGAGTACTACTGAGCCACCCAGACCCATGTCGGTGGAGGCAGAAGAGCAACATGCCAGTCTGAAACTCAGACACGCCCGTGCCCATGACCGGCTGAAATCCGGAGGAGGCAGGCCGTCTCGTGCCCACCACGAAGAGGAAGAAGTAGCCAGAGCCAATTTAAGGGCTTTTGAGCGGAAATACGGCTTGACATCCTGACCCAGACGGGTATCTTCACCCATGCCAAGTTCCGACTGGTGGTTTGAGTGCTACGCCTCGCGCGTGTGATCGCGAAAGCCAAGGGCAAGAACAGGGACAACGGTTTCCCCCGTATGCAGGGAAGGGCCGTGGGGTGTTCTCTCCTCCCTCACACCTCACGGCCAACCCACCGCCTTCTGGTGGTGCATCTTTCGGACGATTGGGCGTAGTCGATCCGGTCAACCAACGCCAAGGTTGGGATGTACCTCCTGAGTGCGGCAGGACATTTGCAGAGTGGTTGCGAAAGCCCCACAACGGTCCTCTGTCAACGCTGCAGTAAGACGGTCGCCGCACTCTTCACCTTCCCCTTCCCGTGAGCGATGATCTCCTGTAAGTTCAATGGAACTTTTCGGGAGACAGCCCATGAACATGGTCGCGCCACTTCTGCCCAATGACATCGAGATCGAGCAGGACGAACCTCCGGTCGAAGTCGAAGTTGAAGGTGAGGCAAGTCTCACCGAGAACGAAGACGGCAGTGTGGACATCGAGTTCGGGGAGCCGGAGGGCGAAGTCGCAGATGTGATCCCCCATGAGGCAAACCTTGCCGCCAACCTGAAGGAAACCGACTTGATGGGCCTTGCTTCTGACCTTGTTCAGAAGTTCGAGGCTGACCGCATGTCTCGCAAGGACTGGGCTGTGGCCTACGTGAAGGGTCTGGACCTCCTTGGTATGAAGATCGAGGACCGCAGCCAGCCATGGGATGGAGCCTCCGGCGTCTTCCACCCGATGATGCTTGAGGCAGCCGTCAGGTTCCAAGCGCAAGCGATGGGGGAACTCTACCCTGCCTCTGGACCCGTCCGGTCCAAGGTCATGGGGAAGATGACCACCGAGAAGTTCGATCAGGCAAACCGCGTCCAGACCGAACTGAACTATGTGATCACCGAGAAGATGACCGACTACCGTGAAGAGACGGAGCAGATGCTCTTCCGTCTTTCCCTTGCAGGCTCTGCCTTCAAGAAGGTTTACTTCGACATCAACACCGATATGCCTCGCTCCGTTTTCATTCCCGCTGAAGACTTCGTGGTCGAGTACGGGTCTTCCAGTCTGGAGGATTGCGAGCGGTACACCCACGTCATGCGCAAGACGAACAACGAGGTGAAGAAGCTGCAGGCGGCTGGCCTCTACTGCGAGTGCGATCTCCCTGCCCCTGCCTCCGACGCCAACATCATCAAGCAGAAGACCGACCAGTTGAAGGGCGAGACCGAGCCTTTCATCGAGGATGGCAGGCACATCCTTCTGGAGATGCACGTCGAACTGGTCCTGCCCGGAGAGATCGACGGAGAACTGGCCCGGCCCTACATCATCACCATCGACAAGACCTCCACCAAGGTCCTGTCCTTGTACCGGAACTGGGCGGAAGACGACGTCCTGAAGCGCAAGCGCATGCACTTCACCCATTACCAGTACCTCCCCGGCATGGGTTTCTATGGCATTGGATTGATCCACCTGATCGGTGGTCTGACCAAGAGCGCCACATCCATCATCCGCCAGCTTATCGACGCTGGCACCCTTGCCAACCTTCCTGCCGGTCTGAAGGCGCGGGGTCTCCGGATCAAGGGCGACAACACCCCCCTGAAGCCGGGAGAGTTCCGGGATGTCGATGTGCCGGGTGGCTCGATCCGGGATGCCATCACCTTCCTTCCGTACAAGGAACCCTCTGGTGTCCTCTACTCGCTCCTTGGGAACGTCGTGGAAGAGGGTCGGCGCATCGGATCGGTGGCAGACGTCAAGATCAGCGACATAAGCGCACAGGCCCCTGTTGGCACCATGCTGGCCATCCTTGAGCGAAACCTGAAGGTGATGTCGGGCATTCAGGCCCGGCTTCACAATTCCATGCGCAAGGAACTCCGCCTCATCGCGGCGATCATCTACGACTACATGGACGACGACTACGCCTACGACGTCGGTGGAGACTTTTCCAGAACCGAAGACTTTGACGGTCGGGTGGATGTGATCCCGGTGTCTGACCCCAACGCCGCCACCATGGCGCAAAGGGTCGTTCAGTACCAAGCGGCGCTGCAACTCGCACAGCAGGCACCGCAACTGTACGACATGGGGAAACTTCACCGGCAGATGCTGGAGGTCCTTGGCATTCAGGACGCCGGAGACATCATCAAGCTTCCGGACGACATCAAGCCGAAGGACCCTGTGAGCGAGAACATGGCGATCCTCAAGCAGGAGCCTGTGAAGGTTTTCCTCTATCAGGATCACGAGGCTCACATTTCCGTCCACATGGCTGCGATGCAGGACCCCAAGCTTCAGCAGATGGTCGGGCAGTCCCCCTTCGCCAGCGCGATCCAGTCTGCCATGGCATCTCACATCACCGAGCATGTGGCGATGCAGTACCGCAAGGAGATCGAGAAGACCCTTGGTACCTCCATGCCTTCCGAAGACGAGATCATGCCGGAGGACGTCGAGGTCGAACTCTCCCGGCTTGTGGCGATGGCAGCGGGCAAGCTTCTGCAGAAGAACCAAGCGGAAGCTGCAGCAGCAGAGGCAGCGAAGCAGGAGGCCGACCCCCTCACCCAAATCCAGAAGCAGGAACTGGCGATCAAGGAAGCCAAGGTCCAAGGCGATCTGGCGAACGATGCCAAGCGCATTGCTCTGGACGAGAAGAAGGCCGACGACAACATGGCCATCCAGCGCGAGCGCCTCGCCTCCGAGAACAAGAGGGCAGGGGCACAGCTTGGTGTCCGTGTCGCCTCCCAGATCGAAGATGTGAAGGTCAAGCAGAAGACCGAAGGGGCGCGACTTGGCATCAAGGTCGCGACAGACCTTGCCAAGATCGACCTGCAGAAAGAGCAGATGAAGTACCAGAGGAAGAACAACAACGATGGAAACTGAGATCATTGCAGCGATCATGGAGCGCATCGCTTCCATGAAAAGTGCAAACGAACTATTCCTTGCCGGTGGCGGGGCCAAGTCCTTCGAGGAGTACTGCAGGATCGTCGGAGAGTATTCCGCCCTTCAAAAGGTCGAAGGAGAACTAAAAGACCTTGAGCAACGCTACATTGAAAGCTAGTGTGCGTTCCAAGGCCTGAGCAGCCGGGTGACTGTGGTACCCTGAACCACTGCGGAGTGAGAGATGTACACACCTGAAAAGGTAGACGACGAGGAACTGCTTGCGAAGCTTCCTCAGCCCCAAGGATACCGGCTGCTTATCGCGATCCCCGAGATCACCGAAAAGACAGAAGGCGGAGTGTTCATCCCGGATGAGCGCCGCGCCGGGGAAGAGACAGCCTCCATCATCGGCTATGTCATGCGAGTGGGGCCGGATGCCTATTCTGATCCAGCCCGCTTTCCACTAGGGCCGTGGTGCAAGGAGGGAGACTTCGTGATCTTTCGTTCCTACTCGGGCACCCGCTTCAAGGTTCAGGGCCGTGAGTTTCGCCTGATCAACGATGACACCGTGGAAGCCACGGTCGAAGACCCAAGGGGGTACAGCCGCGTATGAACGTCAAGGTGGGTGAAGAAGACGACGATCTGGACGGGATCGAAATCGAGGTGGTGGATGACACCCCGGAAGAAGACCAGAACCGGCCCCGTCGCCCGGAGGACGCAGAGCCTGCGATCCCGGACGATGACGAGATTGCCGGGTACTCCGAGACGGTGCAGAAGCGCATCAAGCGTCTCCGTTACGAGTTCCATGAGGAGCGCCGTGGCAAGGAGGCCGCAACCCGTGAGCGGGACGAGGCCATCGAATTAGCCCGGCGTACATCGGAGGAACTGAAGCAGGCCCGCCAAAACGTGACGCAGGGCGAGACCGTCGCCATTGATCAGGCCAAGAAGCGGGTTCAGGCCCAGCTTGAGCAGGCGGAGAGGGCCTACAAGGAGGCTTACGAGAGTGGTGACAGTGATGCCCTTGTGAAGGCTCAGGGTGCCCTCACCGACATCAAGAACGAGCAGTACCGCCTTGCCACCTTCAAACCCCAGCAGCGGCCCGTAGCGACCCCACAGACCCCCGCTGCGACCCCGCAGGCTCCGACAGTGCCGAAGCCTTCTGTCCGCGCTGAGGGATGGGCAGAGAAGAACGACTGGTTCGGCAAGCCCGGAAGTGAGGATTTGACGGCACAGGCATTCGTCGCTCATGAGCGCGCAATCAAAAGCGGGATTGCTCCAGACACTGATGAGTACTATAAGTTCATTGACGGGGCGGTTCGAAAGACCTTCCCTGATCGGTTCCAAGACGTTGACAAGGGTCAGCAACAGCGTCAAAGACCGAGCGTCGTGGTTGCTCCGGCTGCGCGGTCTGCCAGTCAAAACCCACGCAAAGTGACGCTGACCGCGACCCAAGTCTCCATCGCCAAGAGGCTCGGGGTTTCATTGCAACAGTATGCGGCGCAAATGTTGAAGGACCAAAGCAATGGCTGACCGTACTCCCCGCGTGCAAACCAACCGCGAAAGTGGAGAACGGAAAAAAGGCTGGAAACGTCAGTCCCTCTTGCCGACCCCCGACCCCGAAGACGGATACAAGTTCCGTTGGGTTCGCACCTCCACCATGGGCGCAGAGGACAACAAGAACGTGTCGAGCCGTTTCCGCGAGGGTTACATCCCTGTGCTGTCTGCCGACCACCCTGAACTCAAGATCATGTCTGACCACAACTCGCGGTTCCCTGAGAACATCGAAGTCGGCGGTCTGATCCTGTGCAAAATTCCCGTAGAGTTTGCGGAAGACCGCATCGAAGGGCAGCTTGAACAAGCCAAGGCCCAGATGGACGCGGTAGACCGGAACTACATGCGAGACAGCGATCCTCGGATGCCAATGCTGCGGCCCGAGCGGTCATCGAAGACAACCTTTGGGCGGGAATGATCCCGTCTTGAACCGACACGGAGGATGAGACATGGCAACTATTGCCTCTCCCTACGGTCTACGCCCAATCAAGCGGGCAGACGGCATTGCGTATGCCGGGGCCAACTCTATCTATGCGATTGATCCTGCCGGTACGGCGACCAACCTTTTCTACGGTCAGGTCGTCCACATGAACGCCAGTGGTTTCATCGTTCTGTCAACCGCCACGGGCGCTGACGCAACAACCAACGCGCTGCCGACTGGCACCACCCTCACCGGCTCCCTCGGGGTCTTTGTGGGCTGCGAGTACGTCAACGCACAAGGCCAAGTGATCCAGTCCCAGTACTACCCGGCTGGCTACGTCGCCCCCACCGGCACGGACATCAAGGCCTACGTCATTGACGATCCGAACGTGCTGTTCCAAGCCCAGCTTTCGGGCACTGGCGCGCAGACGATCCTTGGGACAAATACCTTCTTCACGGCAGTACAGTCCACTTCGACTGGCTTCACGCGGACGGGTAACTCGACCTCGTCTCTGACGTCTTCCGTGGTCACGACGACCGCAGCCTTCCGCATCGTCGGACACGTTTCGCCGACCACTGACGCCTTCGTTGACGTTCTGGTCAAATTCAACCCCGGCTATCACAGCCTGACCAACGCTGTTGGCCTGTAAGGAGGGCTGAAACATGGCAATTTCTCGCGCACAGGCCCTCAAGGAACTGCTTCCCGGTCTCAATGCCCTCTTTGGCCTTGAGTATGCGAAGTACGAAAATGAGCATGCCGAAATCTACGACACCGAAACTTCGGAGCGCAGCTTCGAGGAAGAACTCAAGCTTTCTGGCTTCGGGGCTGCCCCGGTAAAGCCCGAAGGCACCGCCATCGCCTATGACAACGCGCAGGAGGCTTTCACTGCCCGTTACAACCACGAGACCGTGGCGATGGGCTTCTCGATCACCGAAGAGGCAATGGAGGACAACCTCTATGACAGCCTCTCGGCTCGGTACACGAAGGCGCTGGCACGGGGCATGTCCTACACCAAGCAGGTGAAGGCTGCCTCCCTACTGAACTTTGGCTTCACCACTGCCATCGGTGGCGACGGTGTGGCTCTGTTCTCCACCGTCCACCCTACGGTTCAGGGTGTCGTCAACCGCAACCGCCCGACCACCGACGTTGACCTGAACGAGACCGCAATCGAACAGGCCATCATCGACATCGCGGCCTACGTCGATGAGCGCGGTCTTCTGATCGCGGCCAACGCTCGGAAGCTGATCGTTCCCCCGGCACTGATGTTCGTGGCCACCCGTCTTCTGCAGACGGAACTGCGCGTCGGCACGTCGGACAACGACCTGAACGCGATGAAGCAGATGGGGTCGATCCCGGAGGGGTTCCGTGTGAACCACTACCTGACCGACAACGACAGTTGGTACATCAAGACCGACATCCCGAACGGCTACAAGCACTTCGTTCGTGTCGCGATGACCACGGCAATGGACGGGGATTTCGACACTGGGAACGTGCGCTACAAGGCGCGTGAGCGTTACTCCTTTGGCGTGTCAGACCCTCTGGCCTTTTACGCATCTACCGGCGCTTGACGTAAATTCCACAGGGATAGAAGAACCGAAGGGGGCAAGGAGAAATCCTTGCCCCCTTTCCCTTTCCGGCCTACTATTCCCTGAACACAGGAGATCATCATGAGCGATGCTGTAAGCAACGTCCTCTCTCCGTGGGGGTGTCTTCCTCCAGAACGCATAGTGATCAAGGAACTTGTCGATGGCCTTGAGAAGATGCTTGAGAAGGCGAGGGCCGGAGAGATCGTCGGCGCTGTCCTTGTCTCCGGACATCACGATCAAACTTCTTCCTTTTCCATTCTCGGGGCTGTCGGCACCTACTCCCTCGTTGGTGCCATGACCATCGCTGCGAGGAACTTGGAGCATATCACCAACAGTGAGTGAAAAGTTCACTAGAACTTCTTCACCGCCTCGCGTACACTGTCGCTGTTCCTGATGGGATCATCCCAACAAGCCACGACAGGAGTTCAACATGGCAAAAGCAACATTCCAAGGACTTGTACGGTCCACTGGCGGCGCGGCTCGTGAGACCGGCGTCACCCCGGCTCCGCTCATCATGAGCGTGGTCATCTCCTTCAACCCCACCCTCGGCACCGCAACCCCGGTTCGCGTCGGAACCTCTGCTGTCGCTGGTCTGCTCTTCACCCTTCCTGCGGGTGCAGTACCGACGACTTTCGTCTCCCTTGGCGGAGCGACAGGTGGTGCCTCCCCGACCGTTGACATCGGCACCGTCGCCTCTCCGGACGGCTTCTTCAACGAAGCGGACGCGGACACCAAGGGCGTCATCACTGGCAACAACGGCACCATCTCGGCCAACGGCGGCATCCCTGCTGCTGTGGTTGTCACGGGCCGTGTCGGAGCCTCTGCGGCGGCTGGCGGTACCACCACGGGCATCTTCAGCTACACGATGGCAGACGACGCCTCCGAACTGAACTAAGGGGTAGATCATGGCTCAGAACCAGACCACGGTCACATGCCCCGCTGGGGTCTGGACCCAACTGACCAACTCTGACGTGACGGAGATCACCTTTCAGGTTCAGACCGGATCGGTGTACATCCGCTTCACGACCGACACGACCACCCCCGTGGAGACACGGGGCATGCAGTACAATGAGGGAGAGGGTGAGTTGCAGAAAGCAATGACTGACCTCACCTCTCTCGCTTCGGCTGACCGTGTGTGGGCAAGGCCGTTGGGTCGGCGAGCAATTGTGGTGGTGGACACCAACTGATGAAGACTTTCCATTCCCGGCCTTTTGGCATGCTCTCGCCGTTCTGGGGCGGGGATGGTCTTTCTCTGTCTCAGCAGGTGGGGAAAATCCTTGAAGGTTCGGCGGGCTTTGTTCTCGATCCTCTCGACCTCACCCGGATGTGGCAGGACAGCGGCGGCACTACCCCGGTCACTGTGGCCGGTGATCCAGTCGGTCGGATCAGTTCAAACTTTGGCTCGGGGGTTCGCAACTTCCTGCAAAGCACCGCTGGCTTTCGCCCCACCTTCGACATCTACGGCAACCTTGTTCTGGACGGAACGGATGACCGGCTGGTCTTTGCCAACACTTCCGCCTTCCGGGGTGTTTCAGCAGCGACCGTCATCTGCAGCATCAAGCCGAGTTCCTTGGCCGCGCAGTGTTCGCCCTACCATTTCAGCAACGGGCTTGTGGCTTCAGATCAGCGCATGAGTGCAGAGATCGAGACAACCGGGGCCGTCACCTTGACCATGCGCAGGCTGGACGCTGATGCCGCCCAAGTCATGGTCTCTGCCGCTGGCGTCGTGAACACCTCAGAGACAGCAATCATTTCGCACGATGTCAGCTTCTCCTCCACCGGCAACGCCCGGTGCTGGGTCAATGGGGTGCTGGTTGCCAGCATGACGATTGGAGGCAGCCTTGGCGTCTCCGAAAACGTCAACAGCCTCGTTGCCAACATTGGCTCCCGCGACACCCTTGATGTCTTCCCCGGCCAGATCGGGCGCGTCTTTGTCGCTCCATTCCTTCTGACCGATGCCCAGCGCGCGATTGTCGAGGCGTGGGTCGGCGAGTATGCCATGGTCGATCCGCTGACTTTGTTCACCGCTGGCGGTGGTTCTGGCACTGGCGTTCTGTTCGACACCAAGCAAAGCCCAATGTTCTCTGATGCCGGGGTTACGCCCGCCGTTCCTGCCGGGTCGGTCTATCGGATTACTGATCGGGTGGCGGGCCAGTTCTCGGATCAGCCCACCGCAGGCTTTCAGGGCATCCTGCAGGCTGGCGGCGGTATCCTGACGGACGGTGTGGATGACCTGATCCCGTCGCCCCTTACGCCTTTTGCAATCAGTGCTGGTGCCTACACCATTGTCACCGTGACGGCACTGGATGCCGTCCAGAGTGGGTCAGTTGACGCTTATCTCTTTGCCCAGCGCACCAACAATGGAAACCGCCAGATGATCATGTCTACCCTCTCGACGGGGCGGGCGCAGGTTGTCGTAGGAAACTCGGGCAACAATATCAACGAAAACCTTTCGTCTCCGATCCTTAACGGAACAACGAGAGTTGTGGTAATGACGCGCGATGCAAGTGGCGTCATCCAACTTTTTGTCGATGGTGTCTCTTGGGGGACCGCCACCTCTGACGCGCCCTCTGCAGCAGCACCAGCATGGCACGGCCATTCGGCTATCGGAGGTTTTCTCAAGGGCGTCTTCAAGGGCGGTCTCATCATCAGTCGCGTCATGACTCCGGCTGAAATGCTCCGCTGCAAGAGGTATTGGCAATGAGTTTTTCCGCCATTATCCCAGCCGCCAACCTTGCAGCCGCCAACGCAACGCTGCAGGCGCAGGGTTACGGCCCCGGAAACTTCTCCGTCCCTTTGCGGGTGGGTCCGACCGATGCAGAGGCCAGTCATGTCGGCATGAACGCGATTGCGGGTAGCGCCGCCTTCCGCGCTGCCGTTGCGGCCTTGCCGGGAGTATCCATGCGGGACGCGCCGCTGGGTGCAGTCGAGTTTGCCCCGCACACAACAGCACAGGCTCTGCGCTGGGAAGGTCCGGAGAACTGGATTGCCAGCCCGGTGATGATCGGCGCGCAGCGCAGCTATTCCGGCAAGACTTGGGAAAGCCTTGTCGATTACAACGTCTGGACGCCACCTGTCGCATGGCGCGAGGTGGTGGTCACGGGCTATCCGGCATGGGTCCAGCCGACCGGGGCGCATGATGCTTATGCTCTTGGCTTCATCGTGACGCACCTTGGCCAGAACTGGATCAGCGACTATGCTGCGAACGTGTGGGCACCCGGCGCGTTCGGCTGGACTGTGAAACCATAAAAGGATACCAAGTGATGCCACAACTCGGACCACACATCTACCCGGACACTGACGAGGGAAAAGAGGCCCACAGAGCGATGAAGGCCCGGATGGAGGGTAAGGGTGCCAAAAAGGCCAAAGCCCCTCCTGCGGTCTCCGTTGAGCCTGTAGAGGCCACTCCCGAACCAGTGGACCCCAAGGAGTAACCCATGCCATCAGTCGTTCCGGACATGCCTGATCTTTTCGAGGAAGCCTATGAGAGGGCTGGCCTTGAGATGCGTTCCGGGTATGAACTGAAGACGATCCGGCGCAGCTTGAACATCATGACGCTGGAGTGGGCCAACCGGGGTATCAACCTCTGGACCATCGAAGAGGGTACCCTCACCCTTGTAGCCGGGACCGCAACCTACACCCTACCGGCTGACACTATCGACCTGATCGAGCATCAGCTTCGCACCGGCACCGGGTCCAGTCAGACGGATACCTTTGTCGAGAGGGTGTCTGTCTCCACCTACGCACAGCAGACCAACAAGAACCTGCAGGGCAGACCGACCCAAATCTTCATCCAGCGCCTTGCCACCAGCACCACTGCGACCATGTGGCCTGTCCCTGATGCTCGCATCCCCTACACGCTGTTCTACTACCGCCTGAAGGGCATCGACGGCCTCACGGGTGGTATAGGGGCCACGGTCACCTCCGTGCCTCCACGTTTCGTCCCTGCGCTTGTGGCGGGCCTCGCCTTCCATATTGCCTCGAAGAAGAAGGAAGCCATGCAGATGGTCCCCATGCTCAAGCAGGAGTATGAGGCTCAGTTCGCTCTGGCGGCAGAGGAGGACCGGGATCGCTCCTCGGTCTCCTTCGTTCCCTACAACTCTTGGGGGTCATGATGGCCTACGCGCGTGGCAGCAAGGCGCTTGGTGTGTGCGACAAGACAGGGTTCACTTACCTTCTGAAGGACCTTGTCTTCGAGTACGTCAACGGGCAGCGCACCGGCTTCAAGGTTGGCAGGGATGTTGCCGATCCTGATCACCCGCAGAACTTTCTCGGGCAGTTGAAGATCAACGATCCTCAGTCCCTCTTTCAGCCCCGGCCAGACAGCAACCGGGATGAAGGCAACGCTCTCTGGGGATGGAGGCCGGTCGGGCATCCCTCCGTGCTGATGACTGCAGGCGTCGGAACTGTGACGGTGACAACATGACCTATGCTGAGTTGGTTGCCGCGATACAGTCGTATACGGAAAACTACGAATCCACCTTCGTGGCCACCATTCCGACGTTCGTGCGTCAGGTCGAAGAGCGCATACACCGCTCCCTGATGATCCCCGAACTCCGCAAGAACGTCACCGGCAACATGACGGCCAACAACCGTTACCTTGCCCGACCTGCCGACTTTCTTTCGCTGTTCTCCTTTGCCGTGATCGACGGCACCGGAGCCTACAGCTACCTGATCGACAAGGACATGAACTTCATCCGGGAAGCGTACCCCAATCCTACCACCACCGGGGTGCCTCGCTTCTATGCCCAGTTCGATGGTGAAGTTCCCACCCTGACCGGCAACTTCCTTCTCGGGCCGACCCCAGATCAGGCTTATGGGGTGGAACTGCAGTATTACTACGATCCTCCTTCCATTGTGGACGCGGGAACGTCGTGGCTTGGTGAGAACGCAGAGACCGTCCTTCTCTATGGCAGCCTTTTGGAGGCTTACACTTTCATGAAGGGTGACGGCGACATGATGTCGGTCTACAAGTCCCGGTATGAGGATGCTTTGGCGGGGATGGGGATCATCGACGTCAGAAGCAAGAGGGACAGCTACAGGGATGGCGACATGAGGGTCCAAGAGCAATGAGCAGCAGCATCATCGACATCCCGCGTGACCGGGTCGTGGTAGGGGTCCATACTACCAGTGGCAGGGGCTTTACTCCGGAGGAGATCGCGGCCCGCGCCTCTCGTCAGATCATGCACGTCGCTGAAACAGCGCCCGCTCCGATCCGTGATCAGGCCATGGCATTTCAGGCCCAGATCGAAAGGGCAATGGTCGAGTACATGAAACAAGCCATCGCCAGCCACAACACGACGGTGTACAATGTTCTCAAAGAAGGCGGTTATCATGATGCCGCCGAACTGATCAGGAAACTGTGAGACCTAGAAATAAGTCTCATACGAGCAGATAGGAGGCTATCATCGCTTTCACAGGTAATTTCGTCGCCACCAGTTTCAAGCAGCAACTGCTTGAGGGCGCGCATGACTTCCGCCTGACATCGGGCGACGTCTTCAAGCTGGCTCTCTACACCAACTCCGCTTCCTTCACGGCGGCAACCACGGCCTATACTGCGACCAACGAGGTGGGTGCTTCAGGTTCCTACGCGGCTGGTGGCGGGACGCTGACCAACATCAGCCCCACGGCCTCCGGCACCACAGCCTTCACGGACTTCGCCGACCTGACCTTCACGGTCGCTACGATCACTGCCCGTGGTGCCCTGCTCTACAACACCACCCCGACCCACACCTACACCAACCCTGTCTGTGTGGTCTTGGACTTCGGCTCCGACCGAACCTCCACAGCGGGAGACTTCACCATCGTCTTCCCGACCGCCGACAGCACCAACGCCATAATTCGCGTGGCATAAGGAGACACCCCATGGCCATCCAATCCCAAGGTGCCCGGACGTCTGGCGTCACCATCGCCAACGCCAACTTCGGCATCTACCCTCCCGCCACCGTCCGTTCGGCTTTGCTTGAATACGGCATGATCCAAGCGACAGGTACTGCCCAGTCCATCGGCTTGGGTCGCCCGGCCACTCTGGGCACCACGTCAGGCCCGGTGCTGTTCCAGCAAGACGACCCCGGTGATCCGGCGTCTGTGGTCAACGGTCATGTCACATGGTCCGTGCAGCCCACCACTCCGGCGATCTTCCACCGTCGCTGGAACTCGGCTGCCACCATTGGTGTCGGCATCATCTGGACCTTCCCTCGCGGCCTTGTCATTGCGGCCTCTGGTGCAGTGGTCGGCTGGAACATCACCACTGCCGTCGCCATGGACGTGAACGCAGTCGTAGACGCCTGATCGAGGTTCCGATGCTGGATGAAGATCGTTTCTTGCGGATGAAGCGGGACGCTGAAAGCGCGCCTGCCTACGTCTGCACGATCAAGATCAGCGTCAACTTCGACGGCACCATGAGCATGGACGGTCCCTTCGGTGACAAGGACCTGTTCCTGACCATTCTGGATCAGGCACGGGACTGCGTGAAGGCAAACGCCAAGCCCAAAGGTACCCTCATCGTTCCGCCCGATCATGGCGAAGCGAAGGCAAGACCAGAGGGGTACTTCTGATGAGCCAGATGCTGGGCGGCGCTGAGATCACCACTGTTCTGGGCCGTAAGGATCGGAGACTTGTTCCGACCTATCAGGTCATCCGGCGTGAGCGGGACTTCATTGTGGACCGGGACCTACCGACATCCTATCCCGGAGGCTACGCAAACAACTTCTGGCCGGGTGGGCGTGGGTTCACTGGCGATGGAAGCGCGGATGTCGCCATACAGACCGCTGTGTGGGGTAGGTCGATAGCAAGACTGGCATGGGGCGCGGGAAGCCGTGTGGGTTTCGTCGGGATCACCTTCGATCAGAACGGAAACGTCCTTGCCGCTGTGACCTGCTCCCTGTTCCGGACCTCCACCAAGGAGTGGATTATGGATATCGTTTCGGGTACAGACGGCAGCTTCCTCTTGCAGTCGTGGTACTCACCCGACAACCACTTCATTGTCTTTTCGAAAGCCGGGTCTCCGGAAGTTTTCGGAACCACAAGGCAAACGCTGGTAGGGGCATGATGTGGCCATCTATGTCTGGCTCTATGCACATCAGGATGGCAACAACGGCCATCTGACGCAGGCTGACGCCCGCGAGCAGATTTACGGGTTTCTCGAAAGCGAAAACTCGACCACGCCCCCGAACCCTGCCAACGGCTACCTCAGAACAGAGCGCCTGTTCCTTCCTCCGCAAAACCTTGGCCCCGTCAACGTATCGACCACGCTGGTCGGACAGTCCGTCGTTGTCAATGTTGGAGATGTCACTGTCACCACCGGGGCGGTCAACGTCTCGGTCAACGTTACCGGACAGGCTGTCACTGCTTCGGTCGGCACGGCGGTCGCCAATGGGAGCGCAGTCACCTCCGTCACCGGCCAAACCACCACCGCTTCGGTGGGATCGGCAGTCGCCAACGGCAAGGCAATCACTTCGGTATCCGGACAGGCCGTACAGGCGTTTGTAGGAGCGGCACAGGCCATAGGCGCTGCTCTGGTAGGGGTTACCGGCCAAGC